GACTATGATAAAGACTCTGCTTATATTCAACCTGCAGCCGGTTGGCCTTGGGGAAGTTATGACCATCCATATATCATTAAGAAGTCTGATATTTCATATGATGATGATAGTGATGTAACTATTTATAGGGAAATGGATGATGAGTTATATAACTTTAGTGAAATAGAAAATGCATACATGAGACTTTATACTTATGCACCTGAACATTTTTATGATAATTACGACAGTCAAACAGATATAGACAACTGTAATGCATGAGTCGCTTCACAAGGACCAGCTATTACTATAGCTAGATATATTTATTTAGATAATACTTGGATTAATTTTGATGAATTAATTGATAAAACTACGTTAGCGCAAGAAATTGCTGATAATAGTATTGTTGTTGAATTAAATGCAGCACCAAGTAGTACACATGTAACAGGAACTTTAACATCTGCTCAAATTGCAAAGTTAAATAAAAACACAAGAATAATATTAACATATCCTAGATTAGATATGGTTAGAAATATTCTAGTTGTAATGGCAGAGCTTCATAATTTAAATACTGGTCAACTTAGTGGGTATATTTTTAGCGCACCTGGGGCACAATGTTTACAATTTATAGTTGGTCTAAATGGCGAATGGGATTTATCAATAGCACAAGAATTTGAAGATATATCTAATAAAGTAACTTCAATTAGTTCAAGTTCAACAGATAGCGAATATCCAAGTGCAAGAGCAGTTTACCAAGCTATTGATGCTCTTCCTGAACCAATGGTATTCCAAGGTTCATTAGGTACTGGTGGTACAATAACTGCTTTACCTGCGGCTACAACTGAAAATAAAGGTTTTGTTTATAAAGTAATTACTGATGGCACATATGCTAGTCAAGCAGCTAGAGTTGGTGACGTATTTATTTCTAATGGTAGTGCTTGGGTTTTGGTTCCATCAGGCGATGAGCCTAGCGGAACTGTAACTAATGTTGCGGCACAAGGTGCAACTGGTTCTCATATTAGTGTTTCTGGTTCACCTATTACTTCTAGTGGTACATTAGAAATTAGTGTTGATAGTGGATATTCAATTCCAACAGATACTAAACAAACTAGATGAGATAACACTTATACTAAAGAAGAAACTAATGCAATGTTTGCTATATTTACTACTTTCAGTAAAGATTCAATTACTTATGCTGAAGGCAATATTGTTTCTTATTTAAATATTTTATATGTTTGTATTAGTGGATATACTACTAATTCTAGTTCAAGCTATCCTAATGCGGATACAACACATTGGGCGCCTGTTTTAATAAGTGTATAGGAGGCGCCCTATGACTTATATTTTAAATGACAAGATTAACCCAAAACCTTTAAAGGCTCTTTACTTTAAAGGTGCTTTCGATTCAGAAGATGGTAAGACAAGACAAAGTTGGATACATTTTCTAAAAGAATTATCTTGGAATATTGCTAATTTAGGTGGAACAGGTCAATATGGATTTTATGCAAACATACCATCCGGTTATAATATGATGTCTTGAGCAGATGTTGATAATGTTGCTCCTATTAAATGTTCTCATTATACAGCAAGAAGTTATGGTGGGACAATGTGGAGTAATGAGGGTATATCAGTTCATCTTGATGTTATCTATATAAGAGATACTAATTTTGGTAGTTCTTCAAGTGATATCAACTTAAATGGCTTTGTTGAGTTTATTAGAAAGAATGATGTATTTATTCAATATCAATTAGCAACACCACTTACAACAAATGATAGTGTAATAACAGGTGAAAGTTTATTGCCTCTAGATTCTAATATGTCCAACAAGATTAGACAAAAAGTAGTTGATGGATTAAATGAAATAGATAATAGTTTATCAAGTAGGGTAATGAATGCTGATTTTGGTTCAAATGGTTATCCTTATACTTCAAGTGGTAGAGCCCTAGATGAAACATTTTATCCAGTAAAACCTAATACTACTTATACAATAAATAATATGACTGCCAATCTAACTATGTTAGTTTGATATAATTCTAAAAAGGTTATGATTAATAGAGATGGTATTACTACTCCATATACTTTTACAACAGGTAGTAATTGAGCATATATTAGATTTTCTTCTATTAACGGAAATGCAATAGATTTTAGTAAAACTATGCTTACTGAAAGCAACCATACATATTTACATAGCCAATTTAACCAAAAAGAACACATTACAAATGAGCAAGCAAAATTACTAAAAGATGAGGAAGAAAAAACAAACGAGCTTCCGATATATCAGTATCAGAACAATAAAGGCGTAGATGACAAAGGCACTGTAATTGATGCTCCAGGTTATTCAGTTTTTGAGAATATTGTTGAGGAAAATACTTCTTATTATTGTGACAATTACGGGTATACTAATCATATTGCCGTTTTCTTTTATAATGGTTCTACCTATTTAGGAAAATTAAGTCGAAGACAAAACGGACGTTTTACAACTCCTTCGGGGTGTGATTGGATTCGTATTGAAATGTATCAACAACCAGCAGGGATACTTCCTAATATATCAAAAACTGGTTCGATTGTTCATGAAGCAAATATTGCTGCTACTATATTGTGGGAAAATACGTCTAGCTCAACTACTTTTGCTAGCGACGATTATCCTATTGCAGATGCTAGTAATTATGCTTATTTAATCATAGCCTTTAAACCCTATAGTACTGCTGGTATTACTTATATCAAAGTGAAGAATGAAATTAAATCTGAAGTAGCTTCGCTAACTTATGTTAGTGATGTTTATTTAGGTAGATGTTTTCAAATTAAATCTAATACAGTAGTACATTTTGACCATGCATATAGAAGTGGGGTATTAAATGACGAAAGAATTATCCCAGTAGCAATCTACGGCACAAACATACTTTAGGGAGGAATAATGACTTATATAATTAACGATAGAATAAATCCAAAACCTTTAAAGGCTTTATATCATCTAGGTGCTTATGACAGTCAAGATGGTAAGACAAGACAAAGTTGGCAAGTTGATTTAAGTAAGTTAAGTTGGTATAATAATGGAACTAATGGCATTTATATTTCTAATTATGCAACTGATTTACCAATGGTTTTAAATACAACAAGACCTTCAACACAAGTAATATGCTCAACATATACTTATGCAAAAGGAGAAACTGTATATGCAACTGCTGGAACATATTACATAAATGATAGATATGGAGATGCAGGGCAAAGAATATGTGTAAATACTGGTAGTGCAAGTATAAAGCCTACTGGTATATTGCAATACATATTACAATCATCTTATACTGATAATGGCATTATCGAAAACCAATCAATTCTACCACTTGATACTAATATGGCTAACAAGATTAGACAGAAAGTGGTTGATGGGTTGAACTTGATAAGTGCAATTTATCAAGGAAACGGAACTCCTGACCCATCAATGACAATAAGAGTAACTGCAGAGGCAGAACTAAAGGCAAATCAAACTTATCATTTATCTTTAAGTAGTTCTGCAACAAATACAGCTGTTTATATTTATTATAATGGAACTTTGGTAAGAATGGGAGATACTAATGAATTAGACTTTAGTTTTACTACTTCTTATACTGGCAACCATCACATCATATTTATGGCTGGTGGTGGAAGTGGAACAATCCTTGTAAGCAACATATCTAATTTAATGCTAGTTGAGGGCAACCACGCTTATCCACATAGTGATTTCAATCAACGTGAACATATTACAAATGCACAAGCAGAGTTGCTAAAGAGTGAGGAAGAAAAGAGTGCGAACTTGTTTAACGTTGATGAAATGATTACTCCTTATGTTATAGATGCAAGTGATGGTTCTTTTAATTATGATGCCACTACAGCATATATACCTTATGCCAGCCCTAGATACATAGAGGTAGATGGTAATTCAATTACTTGGACTTTCCCATCAAATTATAATGTAACAAATTATCCTACAGCATTTTATAGAGTTGGTTGTTATAATTCAAGTAAAACATTTATATCAAGATTATCAGGACGTGTAGAGAGTCAAACAATAACATTAAACTTGCCAAGTGGTACTAAATATATAAGACTTGGTGCTAATATTCCTAATAAAACTACATATAAACTTATGTTAGCAGAAGGCTCACAAGCACAACCTTACCACGATTGGTGTGGCGAGATATTGCACGAGGTTGATAGACCTAAATTGTATAGGCATACTGTTGTTATAACCTCCACATCTAATAGTAATGCTGCAAAATTAAAATTATCATTTGTTCATTTGAATAATAGCAGCGAGCTTATAAACTCGTTTGATAAATTAAAAACTTGTATTTCAACCTTACCACTATTATTGAGCAGATATAAAGTTTTAAACTTATCTGGTAGTTTCTACTACGGTGGCGTATTATATCCTGCTACTGATATAGTTTTAGACGCTAATACTGGTAAATACAGTATGGATTATTTAACTACTTCAGGAACATTAGGTGGCTTAGAGATTACGAATTACTCTGATGTAGAAGTAGCTGATGTCGTAGATAGAATTAGTTAGCAATCTACGGCACAAACATACTTTAATAAAAATAAAAGATAAACAACCACCTTAAAACAAAAAGAGGACGATTAAGTCCTCTTTATTTTATTTCTCCAAGTATATCATCAATCTCAACGCATATAGGACTGCGCATTGACTGTTTCAACTCAACATAACCTACGTAAGGTAAATCTTTTAATTTATCAATAACTTGTTCAAAGTCACATTTTTCTTTCTTTCTTTGTTTTTCACTATCAATTTGGTTCATAGACCCTAGTAATATAATCTTACAAAACTTACCAATTCTTGTTAATACAGTTTTTAGTGCTACTAAGTCTAAATTTTGTGCCTCATCAATAATTAAGATAGTATCTTCAAAACTTCTACCTCTTAAAAATGCAATAGGTGCTACTTCAATTCTCGCGGCTAAATCTCGCGGATTGTGCTTATCATTACTAACTCTACAAATCGCTTCTAAATTATCAAATAATGGCGCCATAAATGGATTATACTTTTCTTCAATACCACCTGGCAATGCGCCCATATCTTCACCTAATTGAACAGGGTTGCGCGCATAGATAATTTTACCATATTTATGGTCATCTTTTAATTGTAATGCCGCTGCTAGAGTTGCAAATGTTTTACCTGTTCCCGCCTTTCCTACTGCAAAAATAATTGGTCTATTGTTTTCTTCAATTAATCTGACCAATTCTTGTTGTTCTTTATTAGCTTTTAAACTAATTCCAAAAGTTGCCATTCAACCTCCAACTAATTATACAATAGTATATAGCAAAACCTGTAGTAAATCAAGTATAAGATAGTCGATTGCAATTTTTGTTGAATTCGCCCAAAATTATTTGACAAAATAAAAAAATTTATTTATAATATATTTAGAAAGGAGAAAGAATAAATGTTAGTTTTTGCTTGGATTTTATGGGGTATTTTTACTTTTTGTTATGGAGTAGTTCTTATCGCAGCAATAGTCATAACAGCTTGTGATAAATGGGACGAAGTTAACCTAAAAATCGGCGGTATCGGTTTCTTCGTTGATATTGCTATGTATGTCTTTTTAAATTTATACTTATTTATGAGATAAAACTCTTGACAAAAATCAAAAAATATCGTATAATAATTTGTAATTAGAAAAGGAGAATAAAATGAAATACGAAGAATTAGACAAATATATTGAAAACAGAAAAGAAAAAGGTTTAACTAAAATTGAAATTACATTAGAGAGTGATGTAGATAGTGACCAATTTTATGTAGTAAAAACAAAAGAAACTTTCGTTTATGGCGATGAAGAATCTGCAGATGAATTAATCAATGAAGCACGTCAAGATAGCGGCTTTGCTGGTTGTGATAAGAAATATAAAGCAGGTAAAATTAACAAAGCCGGTGAAATGGTAAAACCTGAAACTTATACCGCAGTAGTAAAACTTAATCATTAATTATGACTTTAGCTCCTAGTGGAATATATAAGATTACTAATCTCACTAATGGTAAGGTTTATATAGGTCAATCAAAAAACGTGTATTTACGTAGAACCGAGCATTGAACTGCTTTGCGGCGAAACGCCCACCCTAATAAGGAAATGCAAAAAGATTGAAATAAGAACAATCGTAGTTTTCGCTTTGATGTTGTCGAATTTTGCGGCATTAGTCAGTTAAATGATAGAGAAAAATATTGAATAGATAAGTTAAATACTATTGAAACAGGTTATAATCAAGGTTGAGTTCCATATAAACGTAAGGAAACAAAAGTAAAAAGAAAAATAAAAGGCTATCATAAAACTAGATAGCTTTTTGATACGGGTTTGGCGTAATGGTAGCGCAGTGGTCTTCAAAACCATAGAACGGGAGGGTCCAAACTTCCAGGTGTGGGTTCGAATCCTACAACCCGTGCCAGTAGGGATTTTTTAATCCCTCTTTTTTGCTTTTGTCCGGCAATTTTCATATACTATATTATTAATGGAGGTAATTATGGATACTTATAAACTTGATTATAAAGGAGCCGATATTAATATTTACTTGGGAAAAGCTAGTACGGCCTTACAACCAAATTCTTCTTTAAATTGAAATAATATATCTAATAGACCAGATAAGATAGATAGTTTTGATTTTACAAAACAATATTTAGTAGATGCTGATTTAACTAATTATTGAAAAAAGACCGATACAATTGATACTGTGAAATATGAAGATATTAAGCAGACACCAAATCTTAATAATTTACCATATGTTAAATATGGTGATATTATGCAATTAACTGATGAGCAAAAACAACGAGCACGAAATAATATTGGTGCTAGTACCGGTGATTATTTACAATATTCCACAATTGCGCCAATAGCAGACAATCCGAATGGCTTAAAAGTGGTAGTATTATCAGATAGTCAATCTACTATAACTAAACGTAACGGATATTTATACTTATTTGTAAAGGATAATTAATATGGCTATTGATTTAAAAATTAATGATACAGTAAAAACTGTTACAAAAGGATATGTAAATAAGAAACAAATTACCTCTATATACTTAGGAAATCAACTTATTTTTCCTTTTAGAGTAACATGACGTTTTTTAATTGGTATTAACACATATACTGAAGTGGTTGAATTATATCAATATGAAGAAATACCCTCTCGTGCACTTCCTCCTATTATTCAAACTGAAGAACAAGCCAAGATGCCTACTAACTGAGACGATTTATCTCCTATTACAAGCGATAGAGTAATTACTTGTATCTACGTTGATGGTATCTATGCAACTTTTACAGGAGTGAATTGTACCTCAAATCTATCAGATGGTTTCTATATGATGGGTACTGAAGTCACATGAACTGCTGATGAAGGATATTATTTTGATACCTATCCTGCTCTCTCTAGAGTAATTACTCGTCAAGTTCAAGCTGGAGAAAATACTCAAACTGCTACTCAAGCAACAGTTTATCCAATTAATATTACAGTAGAAGACGCCAACCGTGGTTATATAGTTATTCAAAGAACTGCTTCTCCTTATGGAGGAGGTAGTATCGGCATAATCTACCAAAGTACAGTACAATCTCAAATCGGTTCTAAGGTCATCGCACAAGTTAATGTTTATGAAGGAGATACACTAACTGCTGCGGCATATAGTAAAGGTCAAGAGTATATCGATAGTGGCTGAACTCCTGCAGTTATTAATAAACCTGAATTTAGACAATCAACTGGCGCTGCTTCAACAGGAAACTTTGAAGTAAGAAATAATAATAATTTCTCTGTGGATTTTTATTATTATAAAGGACAAATGAGTGCTGTTGCTTGTGATGATAACCCTGTTACTGCTCATTTTTCTATTTCACAATATGGCTTAGATTTTGATACAACTTATTACTGCTTTGCACGTGCTCAACAAACACATACTATAACATTGTATGAATATACACCAAATCAATATAACTATACTGGTACTAGCTATGTTGGCGGTGCAGTAACTGCTAATTTTGATTTTGATGCAACAGAGATTTCTTCAACTTCTGAAAGTCGTGATATAGATTCTGAAAAAGAAACATGTACTACAGAGCCACAAGATGTATATGATTGAAGTTTTACTGTTGGTACACAAGGACACGCTTCATGGAATGATTCCACTGCTGTTGAGGCACCATATGGTTCAACCATTACCATCTCAACTATTGATGATAGTAATACTCAAGTACTAATTACAAAACCAGATGGTACTACTATCACTCGTATTGCGACTGGTGATGCCGGAGGTACTGGTTATTATTATAAACCAACTATTAATATTCCAGTATTATGGAATACTGATTTAGATATTGAATGTTATGGTGTTGAAACGCCAAAACCTGGATATGTTTATGCTACCTTCTCTGGTCATAATTGTTCTACTACTTTACAAAATGGTTACTACCGTACCACTGATAAAGTTACATGGACTGCAGACTCTGGATACTTCTTTATTGGCAATAAATGGATGGGATTAACACAAACAAATACTATTCATGAGGGCGCAAATACACAAGAAGCAGTTAATACCAAACCAACATATCGAATTACTGTAATAAAAAGTGCAGAAGATACAGAAAATAATAAAGCTTGAGGAACTGTAGTTCTTGATAGATACTCATATGACCCAACCACATCTCAACATTCCAATGTTAAAGAAACATTATTTACTAGCACAGTTGATAATCCAGAAACAGGTACACATGTTCTAACAGTTGAGGAGGGTGATAAACTTATCGTAAGTTACACACCAAAACCTAGTGATACCACAACAACTGATTGAGCCCCAGAATCAATTAAGGACCCGGTTTTTGTAGAATCAATTGCGGCAGCATCAACTGGTAACTTTAAAATTAGAAATACAAATTCAAGTTCTATTGCATGTCGTGGTTTTTATAGTTTATCATCAACTGGAACAGGGACAGCTATGAATAATGGCAACACAATGCCTATCGGCCTATATGAACAAACTGGCTTAGCTGAAAATACTACATATTATGTTTACTTTACTACAACGCAAAAACGCAATCGTCAAACCAATACTTATTCTCGCGTTAGTAGTAGTTATACTGGAACAAGCTATGTTGTAGGAAATTCTTCTAATAATTATTTAGACTTTAAGAAAACTACTACTTCAGTACAAGAGACTCAATCTTTATCATCACCAAATAGGACACAATGTCGAACTGTTGCTTTAGAGCGTTATACAGTAACTTTTGCAGTAGACAGTAGCAATCATATGATTCAATGAGATAATACTAGTCCAATTACAGTACCTTATGGTACAACCTACTCAACCCAATTATCTTCAGACAATCAATTTAGAACTATTACCTTTAAGGAAGCTAATGGTACTACTATAACTTCAAGAACGGCAACAGCACTAAATAGCACATCATACTATTGAAGTTACAAAGCAGGTGCTATTGAGGTCACTCCTAATAGTATTATTACAACAAATAGCATAGCTACGGCTAACTCTGCTAGAAAAGGAAGTCAGAAACACTTATACGCTGCAAAATATGAAGTCCAATTAAGTTATAATTATTCAATTAAGACAATGACTTTTAAAGTATGAAGGTCTAAAGTAAAAACTGAGGATACTGGTGAAACTATACCATATTTTGATCCTCTAATTCTATGAGGATATCAGCTAACCAATAGTGCAACCAAAGCATGAGAAACATCCGATGCTTATGGTCGAGGAGGAAGATGATATAATAGTACTGGTGGAACAACTGGAGACCCTAGCGAAGATACTCAACCATATACTAAAACTTATACATTTACTACTTCTGATTACGACAGTTATAGTTATATCGGATATCGTTTTCAATGACATGACGGTTGATATCCAGGTATAGGATACCGTTTCTATGGTTACCCTGATGGTACTTATTATAAAACTACTTGGAAAAATGACGGTAATTCGGCAATGCAACCTTATGCTACTCTTAAACCTTCAAATCAATCTTGGACTGTTAATCATACTTTTGTTTTCTATTCCAAAGATCCAGACGAGTCCATTAAACCAGATTAATATTAAGAGGACAATAAGTCCTCTTTTTTCTTTAATTAATTTTGACAAAACCATTTTTGTTAGTTATACTATGATATATAATAAGGAGTTTTATATGATTATTAAATGTTATAATGAAAATCATCCATATCTCTTATTTATCGATTTGGAATTTTGTAATAAAGAAAAAGAAAAAGCTACTCAATTAATTGAATTTTCAGGGCTATTATTCAAAAACATTGATGTTGATACTTATCAATTAATGGGCAGCTATACTGGATATGTAACTGAAAAGGTTTGTTATCCTTTTGCAGAATATACTGCTATAAACAATAGTTTCTTAGAAGAAAATGGAATACCTTTAAAAGATATGATAGATATTATAATGAATGATTTTTTAGGGCAAGTGCCATTAAATGAATTAATGATTATTACACATGGTTTAAAGAATGATAGACTTGTAATGTTAGAAAATGGTTTAAATCTATCAACCTATAATAATAAACCTATTGATGGCTACTGCACTTTTACAAACGCACGCCGCATCCTTGAACGTACCAATCATTTAACACTTAGTGATATTGCTGAAGAGGCAGGATATTATTTACATAATGCTCATAATGCTTATCAAGATGTTTGGGCAGAAGTATCAATATTCACATATTTAAAGAAAATCGAAGCACAGAAAGGAATGAAATAATGTATTTTATTAATTTAAACAAGTTAGATATTGATAAAGAGTATCAATATGACACCAGGTTAATACACTGCGAAATGCCGCAAAATCTTGCTGATATCCAAATTTCAGATTTAGCTAAAGAGTTTAAAGACCAATTTGAATTAGCTATTGGAGATACACAAACTAATTTGCCAACAGATTTCCGTTTAGAATTAGATGCCGAAGGAGAAGCGACAGATGAAGAAATTGAGAGTTTCTTAAGTGTAGCAAATGTTGCATTAAGCGCACTTTTCGCCGCAAATATTATTGTGGAAACCGGGCGTCAACGTGAATACCGTTTGGCAGTACCAGAGAAGTTAGCAGTTGCAAATGTAAGTTTAAGTCTATTAAAGAGAGCAATTAATCATCAATGTCATTTTAATATTTTTAACTTACATATTATTTATAAAGATTTAACATTTGTCCTTTGTGACGGAAAGGAAGAAAAAGATGATACCACAACCATTTCAAGTAATTAATTTCTATACTGACGGTGCTTACTCTTCAAAGTCAGAGATGGGTGGTTGGGCCGCGATTGGTTTAAATGATGATGGAATATTCTATGAAGAGAAAGGATATGAGCCTTATACAACAAACAATCGTATGGAATTAACAGCTGTTTTATCCGTATTAGAATATGTTAACTCTATTTATAAAACCACTCCTGATTTAATTGTTAATATCTATACTGATAGTGCTTATATTGTAAATGCCTTTAATGACAAATGGTATTTACGTTGGATGAAGAATGGTTGGAAGACAGCGGACAAAAAAGACGTTAAGAACCAAGACTTATGGAGCCGCATGATTAGTTTGTATATACGTTTAATTGACGCAATACAAATTCGTGTAGTAAAAGTTGAAAGTCATGCAAATAATGAGTATAATAATTATGTAGATAAATTGGCAGTAGCCCAAAGAAAGCTTTTGGAGGTTTAATGAAAATATTAGTTTTAATGCCTCTTGATGAACGTTCTGTTTATATGGCTGCGCGACTTTACGCCGCACTACCAGACGATGTAAAAGAACAAACTTTTGCTATGCCTATGTTTATGGAATACCTAGTAGAAGGTAAAATCGCGGCAAACTGGGCGGCATCTGTATTTCAAACAATTATTGCGGCTCGTAGTGTTTACCGTGCAGCAAAAGATGATGATTTAATAATTATCGGCAATATTAATAAAGATTATAAATTTGATGCTATCTTTAATTTTCAAGATGTGGAAAAAGATGAACCATATGTAGACGTGTTTGTTGATAAGTTAAGTACTATTGATGATGACTCTTTACAAGTAATTATCTCTAATCTTTATGGTAATGAAGATAGTAAAATGCCACTTCATAATTGTAAAGCAAGTGGCGATTTTTTAGGCAAATATATAAAAACAGACCCACATTTAAAAGAATTAGAAGAAGAATACCAAAAGATAGTAAAGGACCAAGATGAACGAATTATTCAAACAATTACCGGAAAATAATGTTCATATAGAATTAGACGAATTAGACAATTCACAAATGGCTGCCGTTACCAGTGACGCTAATAATATTATTTTACGCGCACCTGCAGGTAGTGGTAAAACATTAAGTTTAATTAATGCTATTGCTAATTATCGTTATGATAATCTAAACGACCGTATTTGTGCAATTACCTATACTCGTGCCGCTCGCGCCGAAATGGAGAAACGTTTAGGCGATAAAGGAGTTCATGATGTTGAAGTAACAACTATTCATGTCTGAGCGCGCAATTTATTGGACTATTATGCAATTAAGTATGGTTTTAAAGTTAGAATTATGCAAGAAACACAAATTAAAACCGTGCTTGAAGAAATCGTTCAAGAACATTTAAAACACTCAAAAGTAAAAAGTGTTAATATTGGTATTTTATATTCTTTTATTACTGGTAATAAAAACATGGACGTATCTGATGGTTATAAAAGAACATTGGTTACTTTAGAGAATAAGTATATTAAATACAAAAGAGATAATTTTTTATATGATTTTACCGATTATCCTTTATATTTATTTAATGTATTGAATACTTTTGATGAAGTAATTACAGGAATTGATGCACTTTTTGTAGATGAATATCAAGACGTTGATGAAACTCAATTTGAAATATTTAAAAAAGTTCAAGCCAAAAAGAAGTTTTATGTTGGCGACCCTTGGCAGTCAATATTCCAATTTAGAGGCGCAGATGGAATGGTATTTAGTAAACTAGAAGATTTTAGTCCATATCAATTAGTATATAATTATCGTAGTTATCAACAAATTATTGACTATGCGTCAACAGTTTATAAAGAACTGTATAGAAGTGCTGCAGAAGAAAACACTACTTATATTACTTCTGTAACCCATAAAGAAGATAGTTCAATTAATTGCGCCCGCGGTGACGGTGGAGTTATTACAATCATTAATCCATTCGGTCGTAGTGTGCAATTTAAAGATGGAACAGAAAGCCGCGTAGATATCATAACTGCCTTTAAGCAATTTATGATGAGTAGACCTCAAATCCTATGCCGCACTAATAAGCAAGTTAAGTATATTAATGATTTAGGGTATTTTGAATGTTCAACTATTCACCAAGCTAAAGGACTAGAGTATGATAACGTTTTAGTAATTGATACTACGATTAATTGTATGGAAGACTTAAATATTGCGTATGTTGCATTAACAAGAGCAAAAGATAATTTGTTTGTTATTAACTGACAACAATTTGAAATGCTTTTTGATATGTATATGCGTTAGGAGGACAAATGAGTGATTATAAGTATCAATATGAGCGAGTAGATAACTGAGATTGAGGAGAAAATTTCCATTATAAAATTCAATTATCACGTTCAAAATATGTGCAACAGCTATTAAATGCATTATATCCGGGATTACCTACTGTTCTTTATCATCAAGCATTACTGACTATAACAAAGGGGAATGAAAACTTTTCTAATTTATCTTATTGAGATAAAGGTGGTATTTATGCTCATTTTACCAAATCCACGGCAGATGCGGATTCTATATCTTTATACTTTTCTAATGGTGAACGAGATGAACAATCAGATATAATTGTTATGAGTGGATGGGAATTAAATATAACTATTTGCGGTTTGAAAGAGGATACTCTAAATTTTTCTAATGATTTGCCTTATAAGATATTATGAGAACGTACTTTGACGCGTGAATTTTCTATTAATCCAAATTATTTTATTTATAATCAATTTAATGAACTAGATATTACCAAGGCATATAGTCCAGATATCTATCAAATATACAAAAAATACGATAATGGTTCTTGAAGTTATCATGTTTATAATGGTGAGACCTTACAAACATTATTACCTACATCTGCAACAACTGATTTAGATAAATGAGCCTTATTACAACCAATTAGTAAAGCTTTTTGAGTAACACAGAATAATATTAAATCCACACCCCTTGATTATTGTGATGTACATAAGGGAGATGTACGTGATGAATCAAAAACATTAGTGTTAGATTCTTCTCATGATATCGCTACCAATCATTTATATGTTTCTAGTAAACCCGCAGATCGTTCTCAAGGTGATATAATTTCCGCAAGTACTGGTAATTCACACAAACAAATTACAACAATGTTTTCATCTAATCATCAATGAATGTATTACGATAACGGTGATTATGATTTATTTAATCTTGGATTTTTTAATACAAATGTAGATACATGAGAGTTGATTCAAGCAACAAATGCAGACCCTCTTCCACAACCATATGACCCACGATATGCTTATGTGGTTTATGAATTTCCTCCAGCTAGTTTTAGTAATGGTACAAACGACGGTATTACGGATTTCACCTCTTCTACAATTAATGTATCCAATCAATGACAAATTGACTTTAATCCATCTATTTACATAGTAGATAATATTACAAATTGAAGAAATCAGTTAAATAAAATCAATGTAAGTGATAATGATTTATTTAAATCTCTTCTATCAGAAAAAGAAATTACAGATTCAAGAAGTGGTTCTATAGAAGCAAGTGCTACTGTATGAAATCGTTCTTATAATATTTTTATGAAAGTGACTATAAATAATTATATCACATCAGAACTAGATAAAGTTTCGCTTCAATTTATGAATAGTGATAGCACTTTTGCAACAGACATTACTTTACAAATACAAGATACAGATGTAATTAATTTTGATAGTGATAAAAATGGCACATATATTTCTAATGAACAAAATCTAATTTCATCATATAAAACACTAGCTGCTTATGCAAGGGGTAGACATACACAACCACGCAGTGACGTTTTTGCAATATATAGAGGTAGATATTTATTCGATTACGATTATGGAGGAGATTATAGTCAAGACTATCGTTATAATCCTGTCTTTTATCAATTTATGCCTATGTATCGCCTTTCTTTTGCAGCATTACAGACGAAATTGTGTTTTCAATCCGATACAATACCTTATGGTAATTTTACAGCAAATAGTGATTGAGTAATTTCAAATCATCCAGATGATACTTGAAGAGGTACTACTGGGTTTAAGGTACCACAAAATACTACCACCAAATGGTTTAATCGAGCAAGTTATGATAGTCATAATATTTTCTTGGCAAAAAGTTTAGGACAATCAAACTATTATAGCGTTGGTGTATCTCAAAAAGTATACCCAGATAATCCTAGTAGTGGTTATTATACCTCTCTCAATGCTCAAATGTTAAGTTTAGTATATATAGATAATTGTATTAATATGACTTATCAAAATACATACTACGTCTATAAAGTTCAACTATCAGAAGTAACTCTTCCAGATGAGACATCAACAGAATAAAGGAGTCAAATGAATCAACAACTAAAAACAGAACGTTTCCGCCAAATCACTAATGAAATGGCAGACCTATATGAAAAGAAAAATAAAAACTATGGAGATAGTTTCGGTAAACTTGTAGAAGACTTGGGACCAATCGCAGGATTGGTTCCTCTTCACAATAAGTTAGACCGTTTAACAAACCTAATTAAAGGTGGACATAACGACTTTGAATCTTTAGAAGATACTTTTAAAGACTTAGCTTGTTATGCAATAATGAATTTAATAGAATTAGAAAGGAAGAAAGACTAATGAAAAAAATCAAAGTTTATTTAGCAGGACCAATTTTCACATATGGAGATTTGCTTCGTAATACCGAATGGGCTGCGAAGTTGCGCAAAGCATTTCCAAACATTGACCTTTACTCACCAGTAGAAAACACAGATATTAATGGTGTTGAAGGCAAAAAGAAATTTGCAGGTTCAAAAGAAATCGCAATGGCAGATAATGCTAGATTAGATGATACCGATATCCTAATCGCTTGTATTGATGGAGATGTCCTACCATCAGGAACTTGCGCCGAAATCGGCAAATTCCACGAAAAAATTAAACGTGGCGATGACAAATGTTTAATTGGTATCTGCACTGATAATCGCCAATGTTTTTTAACTCATAGTGAAGCAAAAGACAAAGGTGGCGCCGCATCTCTTGGTGAACAACAATACTCTTATCAAAACCTTTATGTAACTGGTTTAATTAAAGAAGTTGGTAGTTTAGTTTATACAATAGAAGAAGTAATTGAAAAAATGCGAGATTATCTTGAAGATATAGAAGAGCCAAAAATTCCTCGTAGAAAAATAAATGACCCTTACTTTAGGAAGAAACATCCTAATCTAAGTGAATTGCGCAAAAAGGAAGAAACTTTAAATGATAGTACTAGAGCTAACAAATTAACAGATGATAAGATAACATTAATAGTTACCGCATTTTTTAGCGAAAAAGATAATATAATAGATACAACTTTTAATAAAAAAGATGGTTATCTTTACTATGTGGTTGGTTATGTAGAAAATAATACTGTTGGGATATTAAAACGATTTCAAATAACTAAAGAAGCATATTTTAGATTATCAGACGAATATTTTTGTCACCCAATCGGTTTTGTACTTGGAACATTTGAATTTACTCTTTCTAAAAAGGATATAATTAATGAAATATAATATTAGAGATACTTTCAATCATTGATATGAATGGTTAATTTATCCATTTCAACAATTACTAGCCATTCTAGTTGCCACAATATTAATTGCTAATATCTGTGGCACGCCTGTTTCTACTTGTTTAATTGGTGCAGGTATAGGAACATTAGTTTATCAATTAATTACTGGTTTTAAATCACCAATGTTTATCTCAAGTTGCGGCGCAACGGTCAGTGCTGTAGTAGGTGCATTAGCACTTGGCGGACAAAACTATGCGGCTGTTGCAATAGGTGGCTTGATTATTGCAATAGTTTATATAGTATTTGCTTTAATAATTAAATTTAAAGGCATTGATTTCTTTAATAAGTTCTTCCCTCCAATTATTGTTGGTCCAGTAACAATGGTAATTGGTTTGAATTTAGCCAAGTTCATTCCTACTTATGTAGGTATTGATTGGATTCCTGGTTTAGTTGCACTATTTACAATGATTTGTGTTGCAGTATTTGCCTTCAAGGGCAAAGGATTTATTAGAACTATTGCTTTCTTACTTGGCTTAGGTTGCGGCTATGTTCTTGCTTTAATACTTGAATTAACTCATGCCTATGATTTTGGTATTATAAATTCATTTACTCACTTTAAATGGTTTAACGCTAAAGACTTTGCATTTATGAATTGGGCAAATAGTCCATTTGAATGGTCTCAATTACCTGATATAATTCTACTATTCTTACCTGTTGCAATTTGCGCGGCATTAGAACACTATAGTGACCATAAAGTATTAAGCGGTATTATTGGAACTGACCTTACTAAAGAGCCTGGTCTTCACCGTACTTTAATTGCTGATGGCGTCGCAAGTTCTGTAGGCACTATGATTGGTGGTTTGCCTAATACAAGCTATGGTGAAAGCGTTGCCGTTACAGGTTTTAGTAAAGTTGCATCTGTTTGGGCAATTACTATTGCTTCATTTATATTAGTAGTTATGGGTTTCTTTGCACCAATCACTACATTCTTTAACTCAATTCCTTCTGCTGTTTTCGGCGGCTGTGCTATGATATTATATGGTTATATTGCGGCTTCAGGATTAAAAACAATTATTAATGAACACATATCATTAGATGATACAAAGAGTTTAATTATTGTTAGTGTAATTTTAACAGTAGGTGTAAGCGGCATGATTTTTATAAGCAACTCATTTACTGGTGTATCTCTTGCTATGGTATGCGGCGTATTATTAAATTTAATCCTAAGAAACAAAAAATCCGCGCAGGAATAAGATATTTTCCTTGCTATTTTGAATCAAAATCCATTCAAAAATTATTTTGTTATAGATAAGTCGAAAATTTCTTGACAAAAGCGAAAATCTGACTTATAATATAATAGTTAGAAAGGAACAAGGATAAAGTTAATTAAAAATAAATAATAAATAATATATAACATCTTGACTTAATCGTTAAGATGTTTTTATTTAGAAAGGAATAAAGAGAATGAATGAAAGCTTAAAGAATATTAAGTATTTAGAGGAACAAAGCAGAACTCATCGAAATGCGATGGAATTTGGATATAACCTAATGAAAGATAATAATGATTTGATATTTAAACTTGAGTATCAAAATAAATTATATTTAAAAGATTATCTTGACCATATGCACAATCTTTGCTGGTGTATTCCATATTCTTCTTTTTTATTAGCAAAAATTTGGAAGGATTGGGAAAATTTAGACGCGCTAAGTACAGAACAAGCAGATTTAACTAAAATTGTATTAAAAGATTTACCTACGTACTTTTTTGATGAAAAGCATTTGCCCAATGCAACATTAGTAAAAATTATACCAGAAGGATGGGAGAACTATAGTTATAATTTTTATTATAAAATCTACGGACAAAACGTCGAAATTAAATTACCAATGTATGATAAGGCTAATGAAGAAAATTTCTTGCGCCTTCAAGTTGAAATCTTGTATGAAACAATACCAGATTATTGGGTGGGCATTGCGAGCGGCGCAGTTATCTCAGATGTAGTAGAGGATTTTAATAAATGGTTAGATGATAAAAAGGAGAAAGAAAGAAATGAATAATCATTATGATGAAAACAGTATTGTAACTTTGGATTACCGTGAGTCGATTCGCCAATCGATTGGTATGTATATTGGTTCAAATGATATTGTAGGTATGCATCATTTATTAACTGAAATAGTTGCAAATTCTATGGATGAAGCTGCCGCAGGATATGGTAATGTTATTAAAGTAATTATTAATCGTGCAGATAATAGTGCTACTGTTATCGATAAAGGACGTGGTATTCCTTTTCATAAGAAAGATAATGGTAACTATGCAATAGTAGAAATGTGTACAAATCTTCACTCAGGAGGAAAATTTGAAGGGCAAGGTAATTATAAATCAGCCTTAGGTCTTCATGGTGTTGGTGCGACTGTAACTAATGCGCTATCATCTGACTTCATTATTGAAGTTTGGCGTGAAGGAGAATATTGTAAATTTGAAATATTTAACGGCAATGATGATGAAGCTGAGCCACTAATTGAAAAGTATAGCGGCAAAAATCAAGGCACGTCAGTATATTTTATTCCAGATACAAAAGTTTTTGGCGATTTAAAGTGGGATATTAGCCGCATAAAAGAAGAATTACAATTACACGCTTTATTAAATAATGGTATTACTTTTGAACTAGAAGAAAAAGATGGTGACAAAGTTTTAAGCACAACAAAATATATTTATACAAATGGTATAAAAGATATGTTAAAAATTAAGTCAGAGGGCTTAAATATGTTAACTAACCCCGTATATTTCTCAACCAATATTGTTAATGATAATGGCGAAAGTTGCGACGTCGAAATGGCTTTTGCTTATTGCGATAAAACTTATGAAACAATTTACTCATTTGTTAATGGTGGTTATACTCCAAATGACGGTACTCACGTAACTGGTTGGAAAACAGCTTATACTACTTTAATAAATAAGGTTGCAAGAGAACAAGGAGTTTTGAAAGATAGTGATAAGAATTTAAGCGGCGATATTGTTCGTAAAGGTTTAGTGTTAGTATTAAGTATTAAAATGACTGAACGTCCAATGTTTGCAGAACAAACAAAGAGAACTCTTAATTCGCCATCTGCTCGTGGATATTGTTCTAAAGCAGTAGGACAATTAACAATAGGTAATAAAGAATTAAAGCAAATATTAGATAAAATTATGCTTGAACAAAAAGCAGAAGAAGCTGCACAAAGAAAACGTGAAGCACAAGAGAAGATTGCACGTGGTGGTAAATCAATGAATAGTTTAAAAGATTTACCTGAAAAACTTGCTGATGCATCTGACTTTACTGATGCCGAAATATTCTTCTGCGAAGGAGATTCCGCAGCTGGTGGCGCAAAAGAAACTAAAACTAAAAATCAAGCCGTAATGCCTTTAAGAGGTAAAGTATTAAATACAACTTGTAAAGAATTAGCAGATGCAATTAAATCAGATACAATTAAAGATATATTAACTTGTTTAGGTTGTGGTATTGGAGACCACTTCAATATTAACAATTTACGTTATAATAGAATTATCTTTATGACCGATGCCGACCCAGATGGAGGACATATTGAATTGCTTTTAGCAACACTATTCCTTCATCACTTACCTGAACTTATACTTCAAGGCAAGGTATTCGCGGCAACTGCACCACTTTATAAGACCACAAACGGTAAAGAAATTAAATATTGGTATCCAGAGGACGAAAAAGAATATAAGAAATATATGCGTAATCATAAGAACGCCGTTTCAAATAGATACAAAGGTTTAGGAGAAATGCAGGCTGAAGAGTTATATTCAACTACAATGGACCCAGCAAATCGTCATTTAGTGCCACTAACTACCGATAATTTAGAAGAAACATTAGCATTATATGATAGGCTAATGGGTAAAACACCAGCGTTACGTCGTGATTTTATCTTACGTAATAAATTATCAAAACTAGATGATGACGATATATTTGATGATTTTGATGATGAAGATTAAAAATATCTTTACAAACACAAAAAAGTATAGTATAATATATAGTAATAAAAAGGAGAATAATAATTATGGAAAACGAAACAAAAGAAATTAAAGGATGGGAAGATATTCACATTGATTTAAACACACCGCTTGGTATGGTAATTGATATGATTAATGTCCTAAATCAAAGATTAGTAACCATTGAAAATATGGTAAAAACTGATGAAGGCATTACATTAACTGAAACTTATAGAAAACAAGCAGAAGAAGAATATAAACGTCGTCTTGAAGAAGCAAAAAAAGATAAAGAATAGGAGTTGATTTTATGGCATCTTTGAATGAAAGAAGCGAACAAGACTTCTTAATATATGCAAATAGTGTTATTAAGAGTCGTGCAATCCCAAGCGCCGAAGATAACCTAAAACCAATTCACCGCAAAATTTTATGGACTTTATATGAAGATAAAGTTCTAGCTGATAAACCTAGAAAAAAATGCGCCACTGAAGTAGGTCGTACATTGGCCTACTCTCCTCATGGTGATGCATCTGTTTATGGTGCTTTAGTAAGATTGGCGCAATGGTGGAAATTACGTTATCCATTAATTGATTTCCAAGGTAACGTTGGTAACCTATTAGGCGACGGTGCGGCCGCATCACGTTATACTGAGTGTCGTTTAAGTCCTATTGGAATGATGATGCTTGAGGATATAAATAAAGATTGTGTTGATTTTAAGCCAAACTATGATAATACTCAAACTGAACCAGTTACTTTACCATCAAAGTTTCCGTTTTTATTGTGCGGCAATAATAGTGGTATCGCAGTAGGTATGAGTAGTGATTTAGTATCACATAACTTTACTGAAGTTTATGAAGCAATTAAATATTATATTAGTAATAAAGATTGTTCTATTGTTGATTTAATGCAATATATTAAAGGACCGGACTTTAATACCGGTGGCGAAATTATTAATGGTGAAACTCTACTTGAAACTTATACAAAAGGTCAAGGTAGTATTAAAATGGTTGCGCATTACGATATCGCAAAACAAGGCAGTAAGACAATAGTTACTTTTCATGATTTACCTTATGGCGTAGAAATTGACGATGGTATTAAGAAACCTTTAAAAAAATTAGTATTAGATGATGGTTATGAAGTTTTTGAAGATATTAACGTGTCAAAAGCTGGACCTTATAACTTTGATATTCAAATTACTTTAGGTAAAAATGCAGATGTAGCAAAGTGTTTAGAGATATTATTTGCAAAAACTAAATTAGCATCAACAATAAAAATTAATCAAACACTAATAGTTAATGGTGAACCTAAAACCTTAAACTTAAAGCAATTAATTGAGTTCTGGGTTAATTACAGAAGTAATTGTATTAAACGTATAGCAACTAATGATTATGGTAAGACACAACATAAGTTAACTATCACCATTGGTTTACAAAAATGTATGAGTGATATTGACTCTGTGATTGAGATTGTGCGCTCGGCTAACGACCGACTTGCGGCGAAACGTGCGCTTATATCTAAATTTGAGCTTAATGACGAACAAGCTGAGGCAGTATTAGATATGAAACTTGGTCGTTTAAGTCGTTTAGATATTGAAGAACTTAATGCAGATGAAAAGAAATTAGAGGCAGAAGTTGCACGTTTAAAGAACATTATTGATAATCCTGCTGAACGTGAAAAGATTATTTTAAATGATTTAGCAGAAATTAAAAAGGTTTTAGGAAAAGATGAGCGTCTAACTGAAATCCATTATGCTAGACCCAATGCCGCAGTTAATGAACCATTAGTTAAAACACAATATTTTATCGCATCAAGTGGTGTAATTGAAGAAAGTGAAATTAACACAACTAACATTCCTACTGATTTATTGCAAGTTGTAAGTGCATACAGTAGAGATGATATCCTTGTTTATGGTGGAGATGAAATGTCTCCTGCAAATAAACCTATAGCAAGCGCCGACTTGGCAGGTGGTTTTGTAAAAGACGATAGCAAAACAAAGATTGTTAGTGTAAGTAAAAATGGTAATATTAAAGTTTCAGCCGCAACAGACTTCAAACTTAATAAAAGTGAAAAAGTTATGAAGTTAAAAGAAGGTGATTCATTAGTAATGGTTGGTATGGCTAATGATAATGATTATGTAATCGTATTCAATGGCGAAAACATATTAAAACTTAGGGTTGCGGATATCACTGTTACAGGTAAATTAACTACTGGTGTGAAAACTGGTTTTACAAATATTGTTAATGCGATGGTAGTTAATGATGCAGATTTACTTATGATTATAAGTAGTGCAGGAAAAGGACATTATACTTCAGTAAAAGACTTCTCTGAAGATAGTCGTGGTAATAAAGGTCAAAGTATCACAGAAGGAACTATATCAGTAACTAAGATTGAAGATAGTCGTTCAATGATTTACCTAATTCCTAAAATGGGCAAGGTTACCGCTATTGACCGCGGCAAAATGTCTATTAAAGGAAGAACTGCGCAAGGTGTAAGTTTAAGTTCAAAAGTATTGAAAAAAGTTGTATAGTAATAAAATGAATTTGCATTTTGCGCAATGCAACTCTTGCATAAACAAAAAATCATTGGTATACTATAAAGTAAAAATAAGCCACATATTTTTAGTTATTAGAACATAATATTAAAAAGGAGATATTAAATGGCAGATAAGAAAATTAATTTAACAGATAATGGTAAGGTTGTACTTGCTTATATGCAAGAACATGACCAAGTTTTAGTAGGAAAAGATATGATAGATTTAACTGGTATTAAAGGTATCTATCCAGTTCTTAACTCACTAATTAAGAATGGTTTAGTTGAAGCTGGTGACCCAATCGTTCGTGACTTCACTAACATTAAAGGTGAAACTCAACCAAAAGAATATAAGACTTATCAATTAACTGACGCCGGTAGAGCTTTTGTATTATAAGATTAAATAATTATATTGGTATGTGGCACCAATATTATTATAAAAAGAAAAAACATATTTAGAAAGAACAGGAGAAATTAAAAATGGAATTATTAAAAATTAACAGCATGAAGATTGTAGGTAAATTAGTAGAAGTAGCACTTAAGACCGGAAATAGACCAACTGATGGTATAGGTTATGTATCTGCAACTGCAACAATCGTTGCAAATTTAGATGGTAGAGATAATGAATTTGAAGTTCAATTTTACTCTAGCGCATTAACTCAAGATAAAAAGGAAAATCAACTTTATAAATCTTATATGAAAATGGAAGATTTAAAGGGCAAGAAAGTTGAAGTAACTGGTGATATTAGAGAAAGTAGATTTTATTCTACTCGTAATGAACAAATGGGTTCAAGTCAAATTTTAAATGGACGTTTCATTCGTGGTGTAGCTGAATCTACAATGGATGCCGCAACATTTGAATTCGGTGGATTCATCGCACGTGAATTAACTGAAAAGAAAAATAAAGCAGGTGAAATTTATCGTTATGATGTTGCTTTAGGACAAGCAAACTATAAAGGCGATATGGCATCTATCTTCACATTCCACATCGACCCAACTGATGTAAACATTGTAAAAGGTGTTCAAAATTATGCCGCAGGTCAAACAGTTAAGATTGCCGGAAACTTACGTTTCATTGTTGAAACTGTTGAATCTGTAGTTAATAATGAAGGTGGCTTCGGTGACCCTATCACTAGAACCTTTACAAATAGACAAAAGAACTTCTTTATCAAAACTGGTAGTGCAGCACTTAGTGCAGATCAAGACGGTTATTATGATAAAGAAACAATTAGCACTTTACTACAAGCATATAAAGCAAATGATGTAGAAATTGAATCAAAAGCAAAAAATAAAGATGATAAGCCCGTATCAGAAAAGCCAGCAATGAGTGCTAGACAAACAAGTTTAATTTAATTGTTAAGGGGTTATATCAATAACCCCTTTTAATGTTTTATTCAAGGAGAAAAAAGTAAATGAGTGCAGAAAATAAACAAAAGATATTTGAAAATTTAAGTAAAGTTAATTTAAAAGATAAGATAAAAGAAAAAATTGGTTTAAAGTATTTATCGTGGGCACATGCTTGGGACGTTTTAAAAACAATGTATCCTGATAGTGATTTAATTGTAGCCACAAGAAAAATAGTAACTGAAGAAACAAGAGAAATTACAGAAGATGGCGTTAAAAAGGTTTTTAAGCATCAATATGAAGTTGAGGTACCTTACTTCACAGATGGTAAAACTTGTTGGGTAGACGTAACAGTTAGAATTGGTGAAGATACTGAATCTGAGCATTTCTATCCAGTTACAAATAATAAAAACTTATCAGTTAGTTATAACACAATTACTTCAACAGATGTAAATAAAGCAATTCAACGTGCATTTGTAAAATGTTGCGGACGTTTTGGTCTTGGTTTATATATTTATCAAGGTGAAGATTTACCTGGTTCTGAAAAAATAGTAATTGATTTTAAAACAATAACTTCTAATTGTGATAGATTTAAATTAGTACCTATTGATGAAAAAGGCTTTGAAAATTTAAAGCAAACTGTAATTACACAATTAACTAAGTATTCAGGCTCAGATAATCAAGAGATATTAACTTATCCAGCAAATATATTAAAAGGACAAAGAGTAAGTCAATTAGTGCATGGTGCAGTAGGAGATGAAATTCTTCAAAAGTTAAATTATTACTTTGGAGAATTAGATAAAATTTTTGCCGCTAATAATAATTAATGGCTAATGTAACCAAACAAGAATTAGAAAAAATCGTATGTGATGTAATGGGCATTGATAACATTACACCACAGCTTCGTAAGCAAATCTCTAAATATGTATTAGAAGATAAGATGACATATTTAGAGATTGCTCGATGCATTGTCTACTATCAAGAAGTTGAGGGTGGCACGTGTAAAGTAATTTATGGCTTATGGTTTATTTCTTCTGTTAGGGAGAAAGCGGCAAAGTATTTTAAAAAGTTAGAAGAAGAAAAAGCCAGACAAGAAAGCGAAGCAAAAAAATTAGTAGAGTATCAAGAAAATAATATTATATTCCATATTCAGGCTTTAAAACATCAAAAGAGAAAGCCAAAACAATTTGATATTAGTTCAATAAATGTAGAAGGAGACGACGATGGCGATAATTAAAAAAGACCTTTTCGATACAAATGCATCGTTGTATGTATTAAGTAGTCTAATGCATAATCCTCTACTACTTCAAGATGAAAGATATGCCTTTGTAAAAACAGATTTTTATAAGCCATTACAACAAATGGTTTTTTATGCTATTTTTAATATGGCACAAAATGGTGTAGAGAGAATTACGCCGCAAGATATAGATTTATATTTAAATCAATATTCTGCACAGTATGAATATTATAAAAAAGAAAAAGGGTATGAATTTGTTGTTCAATGTTTTAACACCGCAGAAGGTAGCGATGTAAAACAATTTGACATGTATTATAATAGATTAAAAAAGTTCTCTGTATTAAGAGATTTAGAGGCGATTGGTATTGATACCTCTCAATTTTATGATACTAATGCCGATATATTAAATAAAGATGTTCAAGATGAACGTTTAAATAAAACTCCATTAAATGCTATCACTGAACGTATTAGACAACTATTAGTTGATATTGATAATCGTCATATCGGAAAAGATGAAGGCACCGCACAAACTGCCGCAGAGGGTATGCGTAACTTGGTTGCTGAACTAAAAGAGCATCCAGAAGTAGGTTTGCCTTTAGATGGAGAGATTATTAATTATGCAACTCGTGGTGCAAGACTTGGTAAACTATATACTTACAGCGCTCCTTCTGGCGCAGGTAAGACCCGTTATATGGTTGGTTTGGCTTGTTCAATAAGTATGCCTTATTTAGATAAGAGTGGAAAAGTTATCTTTAGAGGAACTCAAGAAGAAGATGATTATCAAAGGGTTCTTTATGTTGCAACCGAACAAAAGGCAGATGAAATTCAAACAATGATTTTGGCTTATGTTAGTGGTGTTAATGAAAAGAAAATATTATTAGGTAATTATAGTCCAGATGAATGGGATAGAGTTCAAAAAGCATTAGAAATTATTGATAAATATGGTAAGAATCTTATATTAGAAGCAATCCCAGACCCAAGTATAGCATTAGTTAAAGCACGTTTAGCAAAATATATTGTTCAAGATAATATTGAATATATCTTTTATGATTATATCTTCAGTAGTCCGGGTTTATTAAGTGAATTTAGAGATGTTGAAGTTCGTGAAGACGTTGCGCTAATGATGTTATCTAACAGTTTAAAAGAAATTGCAATGGTATACAATGTCTTTATTCAAAGTGCAACTCAGTTAAATGATGGTTGGGCAAAGCGTTCTATCGGATTAAGAGACCAAAACTGTATCCGTGGCTCAAAAGCAATCGCCGATAAAATTGATATTGGTATGATTGGTGTGCGTATTCCTGATGAAGAAAAGAAACAAATTGAAGCGTTATGGACAGAACTACAAAGACAGAATCCATTAAAGTTTACAATGGAACCAAACATAGTTATTGATATTTATAAAAATAGACGTGGAGAGTTAAACTGCGTTAAGGTATTTAGATATTTTGATTATGGAACACTTCATTGTTATGATTTATTTGTTACAGATACAAGTTATAAAGCAGTCTCAGATATTGGTCAACTTCAATATAATCAAAGACCATTTGACTTCTTAGATTTAAAAACGAAAGGAGTTATCTAATGGACTTTAAAGAATTAAGAGAGCAATTGACCGATGAAATGGTCAAAGATGTATTAGGACAATTTAATGTAGAACCAGTTAAAGAAGATGAAACTTCAATAACCTTTCCGACTTGCTGCCACAACTTAGAAGGCGGTAGTCCAAAATTAATTTATTATAAAAATTCAAAATTATTCCACTGTTATACTGAATGTAACGCATCTTTTGATATTTTTACATTACTTCAAAAGATGTATCGTTTAAGGGGACAAGAAATAAGTTTACGTGAGGCAGTAGAACTTTGTGATTTGGATGCCTCTGGCGTTTCGGATAACATACAACAAAGCGTTTCAAATGATATTAGATACATGCAAACGCTTAACGATTATTATATTCCAGATATAGAAAAACTAGATTTTAAAAAATATGATAAGACAACTCTTAATAAGTTTACTTTTGATTATATGGGCTTAATGCCTTGGATACAAGAGGGTATTGGAGTTGAAGCCTTACAAAAGTTTAGTATTAAATATGATAGTTTTAGAAAGGCTATTGTAATACCTAACTTTGATTATAATGGCGATTTAATCGGTATTCGTGAAAGATATTTTAGAGAAGAAGATATCTTAAAAGGTAAATATAGACCTTTATATGATAATGGTATTTTATATAACCACCCTACTGGTCGTACTTTTTACGGCATATATGAAAACCACTTAAATATTGAAAGAAAGCATATGGCAATTATTTTTGAAGGTGAAAAGAGTGTATTATTATACTCAACCATTTATGGTAATCAAAATAATATTGCACTTGCAACTTTAGGTCAAAATATCACAAAAGACCATATTCAATATTTATTAAAAATGGGTGTTAGTTATGTAATTTTAGCATATGATACCGATTATGAAGATTATGACCAATTAAAAGAAGTAGAAGATAGATATTTAGAAAAAGCAAAAATTTTAGCGCCATATTTTAATGTAAGCTTTTTAATGGATTATGATTTTGACTTACCTTTCAAATCAAGTCCAATAGATGGCGGCAAAGAAATTTTTGAGAAGATGTTAAGAAATAGAAGGAAGATATAATGGATAGAGTAATATTAAAAACAAATCATTTAGAAAAAACTAATAGTATGGATAACTTTCAAGGTAAAAATGTTAGTTACATAGTTCAATATTTAAGTAGCTTAGGTATATCAAAAGAGGATATGCCAAGCTTCCTTGAATGTCCAAGAGATACTGATGAGGACAATCCATCTCTATTAGATAACATAGATACAGCAGTAATTAAAACAAATGAATTACTACAAAAAGGCGCAAAAGTATTCGTGCAAGTGGATAGTGATACGGATGGTTATACATCAAGTTCAATTCTAATCAACTATTTACGTTTGCGCTTTCCCAATATAAATATTGTTCATGCACTTCATCCTGGTAAAGAGCACGGTATTGTATTGGAAAGTATACCATCTGACGCCGAATTAATTTTTATTCCAGATGCAGGTTCAAATGATTTTAAGGAACAAGCGATATTAGCTGAACAAGGTAAAACAGTTATTATCTTAGACCACCACGAAGTTGACAATTACCAAAACACTGGCGCCATTCTTGTAAACAATCAAACAAGTAAACGTTTTCCAAATAAGAATATGAGTGGTGCAGGTATAGTTTATATGTTTATTAAACGTATGGACGAAATGATGTATCCAGGTAGTTCAGCACATTGCGGATATCAAGATTTGGCGGCAATTGGCATTATTGCAGATGCGATGAATATGACAAGTTTAGGTAATAACTATTTAGCTTATTATGGTTTAAAAAATATTCAAAATAAGTTTATTCAAGCATTAGTAGAAAGCAGAAGTTTTAGTATAAGTAATCCTAAATCATTGACTAAAATTGATGTAGCTTTCTATATAGCACCAGTTATTAATGGCGTTATTCGTTACGGCGCTCAAGAGGATAAAGAAGCCGTATTTGAGGCGATGTCAAATGATATGTCAACTGAAATAATTGAAACTGTTTGGCGCGGTAATACTCGTCAAGAGTCAATTTATGAATATGCCGTTCGTTTAGCATCAAATGCCAAGTCAAGACAAGACGCGGCAAAAAAGAAGTCCTTTGAATGGTTATGTAACACTATCAATGAACGTGGTTTAAATAATGATAACTTGATTATTGTTGACTTAGACGAAAAAGAAAGTAGTAAAGTTAATCCTACTATTACTGGTCTAATTGCGATGGAATTAGTTAAAGAATATAATAAACCAGCATTAGTATTAAGAAAAACTACTTATGATGATAAAGAAGTTTATGGTGGTAGCGGCAGAAATGGTAACTTCTATGGATTGCCTGATTTAAAGGCGTTCTGTCATGAAGCCGGTGTGTATTATGCCGAAGGACACGCCAATGCGTTCGGCGCATTTCTATTACCAGACCAAGTTCAAAAAGTAAGACAGTATGCTAATGAACACTTGTCAGCATCATCTTTTGAAAAAGTTTATGAAGTAGATTATTACTTCCATAATAAATTAGAAATAGACTTAGAAATGTTATATCAAATGGCAAGTTATGAAAATCTTTGGGGCAATAGTATTCCTCAACCTAAGTTTGCTTTTGAGTTTGATTTTACCGATTATGATGTTGTAATAATGGGTAAAGACCGTAGCTCATTAAAAATAAAATGCGGCGAAATTTCATTCGTAGCGTTTAAAAATGAGGACTTAGTTAAGTTGATTAGTTCAAAAAAATCTGCGCATGCTTTGATTATTGGACGTTCACAACTTAATTCTTGGAATGGAAATTTCTCTATTCAAGTAGTTATTGAAGATATCGAATTATCCGA